TGTCTGGAAAGTGGCGGGATAAAGTTTGATACGATAAAACGTGAGGCATACGCAAAAGGAGAGAAGGGTCCCCCTACAACAATCGAAAAAGAAATTGAAGGATACTATAGCATCCGGTGTATGCAGAAGGCTTTGAATATCTGCAGACCGGTATATGATACGATTGTAAGGGAGATGTGAGTATGCATATTGTACCGAAAATTGAAGTAAGAGAAGCGGAGGATATTATAGATTTCGCTATGACAATGGATTCAGACATGAATCAGTATTTTGAAGAAAAGAAAACGTTGTTGGAAGATGTACCAAAACGTAGAAATGAACATGGAGCTGTATTCTATCCGGCAGTAATAAATCCTAAGTTGTTTCATGCTTATATTTTGAAAACGCAGTGTTTTTTGGACGGTACATGTAGATGGAAACTGTGTTTATCATGTAGAGAAGATTTTAATCGTTATATGACATTAGAAACCATGAGAGGAACTGAAGAAGAAGCGAAAGAACGGCTTACAATAATTCTTACTTCTGGAAGTATTAGATGAGGTGATTATATGAGTGAACATTTATTTTTATATAGAATTAAAGATTCTGATGATCGTGATTGCTGTGCATATATTGATGCAGCCGGTCCAAAATTTGAATGCAATCACTATTTCAGTTCAATTGATGTATGTGGTAGCTGCTATTCTGGCAGTGAATTTCCTGTATACGAAGAAATTGAAACGATCCTTACAAAAGATGAATATGAAGAGATTCTTACATTTAACATATTTATCAAAGCACTTGGGTATGGAATCACGAAAGGTGATAGTCGATACAGAGCGGGAATCAAACTTATTGATTCTATTAAACATATCTATGATAAATTAAAGTCTGATGAAGCGTTTGCTTTCTTTGAAGATATTCAAAAAAGCGAAATGGAATATTTAAAAGAAGAATACAATTTATCAGATCGTAATATTGAAGAGATATTTAATGAATACGCAGAAGATTTTAGAGATCGCAGTATTGTAAGCTATATATACGATAATAGTGAAGAAGCTGGACGCGAAGAAGCTTGGCAGTTAGGATATGTCAAAGATGATGACTCAATTTCTTCTAAATATTTTGACTATAAGAAATTTGGAGAAGACTTAGTTGAAGATGATGAATATTTCATGGAATTATGTGATGGAAGAGTTGTAAGGTTGAGTTATTAAAATTTAATTAAACAAAACGAGGTGATTTTATGTTGATTTTAACGACAAAATTAAAAAACGCAATTAACAAAAAGAAACCTGGTATGGAGTTTTCATTGCATCAAATTTCTGTAAATGGGAATAAGCGTGGTACCAGTGGATGGATTAGGAATCCAGAAAATAATTCAGTAGTATATGTCAATACAGAAGGAATTAAATGGAACGGTCGACCTAGACAATATATGTACAGGTATGCTGACGATATGAAAGATACTCATGGTTATCATAATAGATGGGCTACCTCATTAGAGGAATTAGTAAATGGAATTACAGAATTACTTTTGTTTCCGGTAAGCGAAGTAAAAGATTGTCGAATATAAAAGAGAGGATGTGGGATTATGCCAGAGCCAGAGAAAAAATTAATTGAAGTTACCGTAGAAAAACGACTTAGAGTATGCAAAGAGATTGAGGCTACAGAAGAAGAAATTGAATTTCTTAGACGAGGAGAAAATCCTTTTGAAAGTGAATTTAGTGACGAGGAGATGGAGCATGGCGATATTGAATGGGATTTTGCAGCTGCTGATGAGTACGGTAGAACAATTGTAGGTTGGGATTAATTAATCAAATAGATAAAAGCAAGGAAAGCGAATATGAATAGCGAATTAATAGTAAAAGATGTAGAATTTCATGGAGATATATTAAGAGCAGCGCAGGATTCGGACGGAAAAGTTTGGGTTGGTGTTCGTTGGATGTGTCAGGGTATTGGTTTTGGAGAAGATAAGATCGATAATGAACGGAAGAAAATACAAAAAGATGTTGTTATATCCCAAGGAGTAAAATTTCACTCCTTGGGATCTGGGAATTCAAATACAAAGGTTCTTTGTCTTGATCTTGACTATGTCCCTTTATGGCTAGCAAAAATTGCTATTACACCAACAATGCAGAGAGAAAATCCTGTATTAGTAAATAAACTAATCGATTATCAGTTAAAGGCAAAAGATGTCCTTGCAGCTGCATTCTTAGGAGACAAGAAAACGACAGAAGAAATTGTTCCAGTATATAAACCACAAGGGAATATGATTCAGCTGCAATTTCCGGATATTCAGATGCCTACAATTCCGGATTATTCAAATCGACTCGATGAAATTAATAACAAGATCGATAAATTATATACTGAAATTGGAAAGTTTGCAACAGCAATGATGAATAAGAATGCTGATCCGGTTAAATTAAACAATGCAATACCTGTTAAAAAAGAGGATAAAAAGAAAGTTGTATCACCAACAGAACAGGAATATTACGATTGGAAGAAAAGAACGAATGAATTTGTTGATAAGCTTTCAGAAAGTTCTAAATTTACTGATCGAAATAGTGTTTTAAAATATTTATATGATTATATAAATAAAACATATGGAATTGTATGGGACCAGGAGAAGAGAGAGTACAGAAGAAGACATTCCAATATTTCTAAAGTTTCTACATTTGATGTTATTTATGAAGATGAACAATTGCGTTCAATTTTCGATTGTACTCTGGCAGATATGGCTGAAAAGTATAAAAATACATGCAAAATAGATTTAATTATGCAGCCTCTGATAAAAAAGATAAATGATGAAAGCGCAAATTACACTATAAGTTATCGAAAGGTATATGCAATGCTTAGAAAAACAGATCCTAATATTAATTGGGTAAATCTGAAAAAGAGATATGTTTCTAAACATGGAAGTGCTGGGTATAGTAGAAAAAAGGTCGTTGATAGCAATCCAGAGTTACGTGCGAAATTTGAAAAAGCAGTTAACCTTGTATTAATGGAGGAGGATAAAAAACATGAAGGTGGAAGAAAATAACATTCAAACATTTTGCGGAAAAGATCTCTTTAAATGGGAAAGCTGGGATGAGTTAGATGCCGGGACATTACAGTTCTACGGAGTGGAATTCTGCATTGATTATTTGAAAAAATATAATGGAATGTGTGTGGTTTTAAGTATTGAAGGACAGCTTGATATATTTTCAGCAGATGAATCTGGGAATGATGTGCATGAATGGTCCGGATTTGTAACAAAGATTCCAGGATTTTTAGCAGGCGAAAAAGTTTACAGAGTAGTTCATGAATATGACGATGAATTTAGATTTAATGTAACAGAAACAATAGCCATTTGTACAACAGAACAGAAGGCCGATGAAATTGTCGAAGAGAATAAAAAAGATGGGCTTGATGAAAACGAAAGTTATTGGAGTTTGGTTGAAGAATTGGAGGGATAAAGGTATGCCGGATAATATTTGGTTGTATGGGTTTGATGGATTCAACGGTCTGAAGACAGTTGGTTTTGTTGTGGCTAATACGGATACAGAAGCCGAACATAAGGTTTGGCGAATGTATAATGATTTCGGTACTGATGAATATGATCTGGATGATCTGGTTGTATGGCAACCAAGAAATGATGAAGATTATAGAGAAGATTATCCTGATGTAATGGAAATAGTTTATTAGGAAAGGGATTAATAATATGAAAATTATAGATAAAAGAACTGAGAAAAAAGAATATACATTTAAAGATTTAGTGTGCGGAAATGTGTTCGAATATTCAGGAGATATTTATTTAAAGTTAGATACTTCTGGTGAGGATAATAATGCATACAATCTTAATACATGCAAATTTGCAACATTATCAGACGATGCTGTGATGCCAATTGAAACAGAACTCGTAATACGAGATACAAAAAACATGACTGGCCAGAATGACAAAACAGAACTTATTGGAGGTATTATTGATATCTTTGAAGATTTTTTAGATAAAAAGGGTGTGACTTTGGAGCCTCCTAAAAAAAGCTATGAAATGGAATTAGATGGTAACACTAATGCTAATATTTATGGCACTGATTATGATTCTATTTCAGATTCATTAGAGTCACTTCTACGAAGTTGGAAAGTAATTGAATAAGTAATTTAATTAAACGAGAGCACACTCGGAATATACAAGGTTAATA